TGCCCCCGTTGTTCGTGCAGAATGCCAGGCGCTGCAGTAATCCAGTACAAGGGCCGACACGAGCACAGCGCAACGGGATTCGCTTTGAGAAGAAAGCCCAAGAGCACATCGAGAAGCACTACTCCGACTACTACCTCCCCTCCCCTTGGATCACTTACCAGGAACGCTACAGCCGTCGGGTACTCTACGCGCAACCCGATGGACTTCTCGTTGATCCCTGGGGAGGTTATATCGGCATCATCGAGATCAAGCTAAAGCACTGTGAGCTGGCCTGGTGGCAACTCAAGTACAAGTACCTTCCGCTCCTCCAGCACATCTTCGATCCGTCGATGTGGAACTTCAGCCTCATCGAGCTGGTTCGCTGGTACGATCCCATGCTACGAATGCCGCAGCGACCAGAGCTCTGCCACGACTTGATGGATGCTAACCCGAACCACTTCAATGTCCACATCTACGAACCAGACCTCTGAGCCGTCAATCAGCGACATCGTCAGGCTCGGAGCCATAGACCCGATCCTGTTCGCTCGCACCTTCTTTCCCAACACCTTTCGTCAGGAGACACCTGAGTTCCATCGCGTCATTTGGGAGTCCCTGGAGAATCCAACCTTCCGGCATCTCGCTGTTGAGGTATTCCGCGGTGGCGCCAAGACGACCCTGCTCCGCACGTTTGCCGCTCGTCGAGTCGCCTACGGATTGAGCCGCACGATTCTGTTCGTGTCACGTTCACAGGAATACGCCATTGAGTCCGTCGTATGGCTGCAGAAACAGGTTCTCCACAACCGTCTATATGCAGAGACCTTTGGGCTGAAGCCTGGCGTGAAGTGGACATTCGACAACATGGAAATCCTTCATGGCGTTGACGGCCACAGCATTCGTGTCCTGGCCCGTGGCATCACCGGGCAGACACGAGGTTTGAACATCGATGACTACCGCCCGGACCTGATTGTGGTAGACGACGCTGATGACGAAGAGACGACGAACACGCCAGAGATGCGCCGCAAGACCAGCGAACTGTTCTTTGGCGCTATCGAGAAGTCGCTCACCCCGGCCTCCGAAATGCCATACGCCAAGATTGTCCTTCTTCAGACTCCGCTCCACCGTGATGACCTTGTCGAAACCTGCCTCCGCGACCCCCAATGGCACGGCCTCCGCTTTGGCTGTTTCCGTGACGACGACGGCGAATCCCAGTGGCCTCAGCGTTTCCCCAAGGAACAACTTGAGCTGGACAAACAGGCACACAATCACAGGCGCCAGCTATCTCTCTGGATGCGAGAAATGGAATGCAAGGTCATCTCGACCGAGACAGCCTACTTCTCACTGGACTGGTTGAAGTACTGGGAGACATTACCGGATGGCATGTGGACGGTACTAGCCATCGACCCTGCGCCCCCTCAGTCTGACCAGGCGATCCTCAAGAACCGTGATACCGACTACCAGGCGTTCGCCGTAATGGGCTTTAACCGGGGCAATGCGTACCTCCTGGAGTATGCGCTGGTCAGGAACCAGAACCCGGAAGAGTCGGCTCATGAATTTATGCGGCTCGCGCTGAAGTGGAACCCCCGTCAGGTGATCGTGGAAGGTGTGGCGTACCAACGCACGCTTGCCCATTACCTGCGGCAGAAGATGGCGCAGACGGGTCGGTTCTACGCCGTGAAGGAAGTGATCGACAGGCGTAAAAAGCATGACCGGATCAGGCAGGCCCTGGCCGGGCGGGCGGCTAATGGCAAGCTACATATACACTCGACACATGTAGACTTCACGTCGCAGTTCGGGGATTACCCTGACGTGAAGCATGACGACTTGCTTGATGCTGTCTCAATGGCGATCACCGCCGCTGAAGGCATGGGGCAATCATTGACAGAGGATTCAACGATCACGGCGGAGTATCGCCGTCTCGATGATGAAGAGAAGGACATTCCAGAGCTGCCTGATCGGAGATTTGCACTATGATGCCCAAGCACATTGAGTATGGAACGGACCTCCATCGCAGCGTCCGCGATGCGCTGCTAGCTCGGTACCGCTTCTCGAAGAACGAGATGCAGAAGCGCTACGACAACTGGAGAAGGACAGAAGAGAAATTCCTCGCCTACATCCCGGAGAAGGAGGCCGATCGCCTTCGTCGCATGCAGCGTGAGCAAGGTACTCCACAGTACACCACCATCGAGATACCGTACACGTATGCCGTCGCCATGACGGCACACACCTACTGGGCTAGCGTCTTCCTCTCGAAGTCACCAATCTTCCAGTTCACCGCTAGACACGGGGAACCGATGAATCGTGTCGAGGCGGTTGAGGCGCTCATCGACTACCAGGTTAAGAATGGTGGCATGCAGGCCGTCCTCTACATGTGGTTGCTCGACGCGATCAAGTATGGCTTCGGTGTAGTCGGACAGTACTGGGACGAGGAGCAGATCAGCGTCTCACGTATCGAGGAAATACCGGAACTGTACATGGGCGTATTCGACACCGGACGCAAGACGAAGAAGAGGATCGTCGAACGCGTTCGCGGCTATACCGGCAACAAGCTCTACAACGTGAGGCCGTACGATTTCTTCCCCGACCCCAGAGTACCCATCGGACAGTTTCAGGACGGGGAGTACGTCGGACGTTACGTTGAGGTAGGTTGGAATACAGTCAACAAGCGCGAGCAGGATAAGCAGTACTTCAACATCGACAAGCTCAAGATGCATCGTGTACGTCAGATCAACCAGCGAGAGCAGGGCTCCAATGCCATCACGTTGCCTGAGGCCAAGCAAGACATCCTTGGACCGAACTGGGTGGATGGCAAGGACATGGGCTACGTCTCGCTTATCGAGATGTATGTCGAGCTCGTCCCGAAGGAGTGGGGACTGGGCGATGGTAGCTACCCTGAGAAGTGGGCGTTTGTCCTCGCAGAAGAGGAAATCGTCGTGCATGCCAGTCCACTTGGGATGTACCACGGAAAGTTCCCTTTCGCGATCCAGGAGACTGAGCCTGATCGCTACTCGATCACTTCCCGCTCCATGATCGAGACGATTGCGCCAATGCAGGACCTCCTGACATGGCTGCTGAACACCCATCTGCAGAATGTCCGCAAGGTGTTGAATGACATGTTTGTCTTCGACCCAAGTCGCGTCGTCATGAAGGATGTTGTTGACCCGCGTCCAGGCAAGTACATCAGGCTGAAGCCTGAGGCGTACGGCACTGACCCCAGGACGGCAATCCACCAGTTCCAGGTTACTGACGTGACACGTCAGCATGTCGAGGATGCAGACCGCATCATGCAGTTGATCCAGCGCGTGAGTGGCGTGACCGACAACGTGATGGGGATGCTCAACCCGACAGGTCGGAGGACAGCAACGGAGTCTCGCATCTCCACCAACTTCTCCGCGAACCGTCTAAAGACCTCAGCGGAATACATGAGTGCGACAGGATGGGGACCGCTGGCGCAACTTCNNNNTGGGCAAACCGGCATTCGTCGACGTCGATCCGTCGAGCATCGCCGGGTTCTACGACTTCGTGCCGGTGGAAGGAACGCTGCCCGTCGACAAGTTCGCGCTGGCCTCGCTTTGGAAGGAGCTGCTCATGCAGATTGCCAGTGCGCCACCGCTTGCCCAGCAGTTCGACCTCTCGTCGATTTTCTCGTACACCGCGAGACTTGCGGGCGCGAAGAACGTGGACCAGTTCAAGCTGCAACCAGGGCAAATCCAGCCTCAGATTGTCCCCGATGCCCAGGCGGCTGCGAATGCCAAGTCAGGTAAGTCCATACCGGTGAACCAGGCTGAGATTGCATCTGCTCAAGGCGGAGCGCAGAATCAGCCGCAGCAAACACCAGGTATGGGGAGACTGATGTGAGTGTATTGAGTCCTGAAGAGCAACAGGAGTACGAACAGCTGAAGGATATCGTCGACGCATTCAAGCCGCTCGTGTCACACCACGGGTGGATCACGTATCAGAATGTGCTGGAAAAACAGATCAGGGCGCGGGTGTTGGACCCACCTACTCCCAGCGATGGGGTAGGTGGAGTTCTTCACAGTGAGTTCGTCCGCGGTGAAGTCTCAGGCATGATCCACGCAAAGGGACTGGTTGAAGCAATGCTGGTTCAGGCCGAAACTCTAATGAAAGAGTACATTGAGCGAATCAATCAGGAGATCGAGAATGGCGACGAAGCATGAACAGCCAGTTGACACCGCGGTAAAACAGGTCAACGCTGAGGGTGAAGGCAAGGCCCCTGAAGAAGAAATTCTTGAGGCGCCTCCTGGTAAGCAGGACTCTACAATATGGGATGACCTGCTTAAGGATGACGACGTAGTCGTAGAGGAACCTCCGGTAGAGCCTGTCAAGGCAGCCGAAGAGGAACCTAAACCACCGGTAGAGGAGCCTCCTCAACCGGGGGAAAAGAAAGAGGAACTTAAGCCAAAGGCAGAGGAGCCAAAGGCGCCCGAAGCGCCCCCAGCCCAGCCAGCAGCTGCCGCGCCACCGAAGGAACCGGAGCAGCCGAAGCCGCAGAAAACGCGGGAACAGGTAGCCGAGGAACATCGGCAATGGCGTGAGCAGGCAGAGTCGAAGCTCTCGCAGTACATGAGCCAGCGACTTACGCCTGAAGAGGTTGAAGAGTTGCGGATGGAACCAGAGAAGGTTCTGCCGAAGTTCGTGGCAAGGACTTATCTGGATGTCTATGAAGCGATGATCGAGGACGTGCAGTCTCGCATCCCGCATGTCGTGGGGCAGATGCAGGTCCAGCAGATGCAGGCAGCTGCGGCAGAGCAGGCGTTTTATAGCGCTTGGCCCAGCCTGGCAAAGCCTGAGTACCGTGATGTAGTGACACGCACGGTCATCGCGTACAGACAGCTCAACCCGCAAGCTTCTTTTGACCAAGTTGTACAGGAGGCAGGAACGATGGCGTCAGTGGCCTTGCGGCTACCGGTCGCCGGGACTCCAGCGAAAGCGGAAGACCCACCTGCTGAAGAACCGCAGAGACCGGCAATGAGTCCGGCTGCACCTTCAGCGAGGGGAGCACCGCCAAAGGCGAAGTCCTCCAACCCGTTCGTGCTAATGGCTGAAGAGTTCATCGAAGATGACAAGGGTTAAGGAGAACTAACATGGCTTTTGCAGGACTACGTGGTACCGGCGACTGGGGCACCGACGAACGCCCCAAAAATTTCCGTGAGATGATCCTGTGGCGCTCGCCAAACGGCACCGCCCCTCTCACGGCCCTGCTGTCCAAGATGGGCAGCGAGAAGGTAGATGACCCGGAGTTCGCCTGGTGGGAAGAGCAGTTGGACGGTCTTCGCATGATCGTCAACGGCGCGATCCCGACAACCACGAACACCGTGTTTGTAGTCACCTCGGGTGCGTTGAATCTCGTGCCGGGCGATGTGCTGCTCGTCGAGACCTCCGACGCGACCACGGCGGAAATCGTCAAGGTCAACGGTGTTGCCTCTGACACCACGTTCGACGTTTCTCGTGCGCAGGCTGGTACCTCCGCTGCCGCGATCTCGAACAGCGTGGGTATTACCCGTGTTGGTAACAGCTACGCGGAAGGTTCGACCTCGCCCAGCGTGAGTGCTCGCAATCCGACGAAGCTCTTGAACTATTGCCAGATATTCAAGACCGCGTACGAGCTGACCAACACCGCGAAGCTCACTCGCGCTCGCACTGGCGATCCGCTCAAGAACGACAAGAAGCGCCGTATGTTCGATCACTCGACCTCGATGGAGTTTGCCTTCCTGTTCGGCAAGCCCTACGAGACCACGGGTTCGAACGGCAAGCCGCTTCGCTACACTGGCGGCCTGCGCAACTTCATCACCACCAACGTCACTGTGTTCACGACGACACCGACGGAGACCACGTTCATCAACGCGGTCACCCCTGTGTTCAACTACGACGCAGGCGGCGGTAACCAGCGCATCATCTTCTGCGGAAACGGCTTCCTCAACAGCCTTAACAAGCTGGCGAAGGCCGGTATGCAGGTGCGTACCGATGAAGTGGTCAAGCTGTACGGCATGAGCCTTACCAGGTGGATCATCCCGCAGGGTGAGTTCCTGCTGAAGACCCACCCGTTGATGAACACCCACGCCCGCTACACCAACTCGGCGTTCGTCATCGACGGTAGCGCACTGAAGTATCGGTACATGCGCGATACCACCAACCAGGACAACATCCAGGCCCCTGATGCCGACGAGCAGAAGGGCCAGTGGTTGACCGAAGCGGGGCTGGAAGTCCATCACGAAAAGACAATGGCCTACCTCGGCAACTTCGTGTATCCGTAGGACTGACAGGAATGCTACTTCATGGGGACCTTCCGTAAGGGGGTCCCCTCTTTTTTGCCTGGAGGAGAGCATGAAATGGTATCACCAGCTGAACGACCGTGTGGGGGACTACACGAGGCTACCGTCGACCTGGATATGTCCCCTGGTTACCCTGACCTATGGATGTGGCGTGGAGGAGAAGCCGGACTTTGGTTATCTGCGGCTGACCTTCGGACCCTCTATCTCGACCCAGAGGGCGCTGTATTACAATGGTATTTTCTTCCTGAGGGTGATGTTTCCTTTCTATATTGGCCTGCAGGTTAGGTGGGCCAGGAACATCGGCCCGGTTCCAGAGT